CTTTTATACTACGTTTCTTTGGATCATGTTCAAACTTGCTTACCTGGTGCATGTCAATTAAATCACCATTGATAAAAATGGTATTTACTTTTTGCTGCTTACCATAATCAAGTGCAATAGTGACTGCATCAATGTTATGATATGGGATATGCAAATCAGAGATAAGTAAAATATTGTTGCAAGATGTAGGCAAAATATAAGGCTCTCTCTTCTCTTCATAAGATTCAGGTAAATTGTAAGGATTTAATGCCCTGTTTTCAGTCATATAAAATTCAGATTTATTTACATTTTTTCTAAACCTTTCCCCTTTTTTACCCTCAATATATCTTAGACTTCCTCTGCAGTCCTCAACATCTTTAAATGTCAACTTATTATCTGCATACACAATCCTAGCCAGCTTTAAAGTTGGATAATCAGGATATTTTTTCCTATACTCTCTACAAATATCACTTTTGCTCAGCTGCAAACAATTTACCAGTTGAATTAGTAAATAAGTTTTTCATGATGTAGGCTAGAGCTGTAGTAAGTGCCATTGTACCGATTGACTTCCAGTCAAATGTCAATGATCCTGCTTCTACTGTTTGATAAACTACAGTAATAACAGTTGATAAAACTGCCATAACTAAACCTTTAATAAAGTCACTTGAATTCAAATTTAAAAATGTACTCATAATTTTACTTTTTAGATTTTTTATAAATAGAATATACGCCACTAATAATTGCAATTAGCGACGCAATAAATGTTAATACGGGTTGAATATTTGACAAAGATATAACGGCACAAAATCCGCTTATTGCTGTTAATGGTGGGTTGTAATGATTCATTATTATAAATTTTAAATGCCTTCATATTCTATTGACCATAATTCCAAATTAGTTGGTATTGGATCGCTTGTTATTTCATACACATCAAAATGATTAATTATTTTTGGATGATTCTCTAAAGTATCATTCCAATTAGTTGTATTTACTATTAAATATACTAATCTATTGTTAATTGATGGTGTATCCGTTATTTTTTTTCTTATGTATCTCATTTTAATTAGTATAATAAGTTACGGTAGTTTGATAATAAATTATAGTAGATGCCGTAAAAGACATGTTTATTTCAAAACCATTATTTGCTGCATTGTTTCTAATACCACCTCTAAAAGCTTGAATTGTTGATCCTGTCAAACTACCTGCTCCTGCGCATATTGCAGGGTAAAGATAATTACTTGCTGCCGTTAAACCTACAGGCTTTACTGGTGTTGGACAATCTGCAGGCAAAGTTACTATAACAGATGTATTCGCTGTACTTGTTACGCCATAAACTAAAGAGATATTAAGCGTTACCATATTGCCAACTCTTACCCATCTATAACTATGATTTGTAGAACCTGTTGGCGCTGATGTACTCCATGTAATTGTGCCAGTATAAGTACCACTTGTATCTTTAAATGATAAAGCTTGTGCATTTGCAGCTGCTGGTGTATTATTTGCTAAAAATGTATATGATGGTATAGATTTGCGCTGCAATGCTGATGTATCTGCAATATTTAATTTAAGGTTTATTCTATTGGACAAAGAAACTGTATCTGATGCCCCTAATTTATTATTAAATGTACTCCAATTAGCTGATGATAAAGCTCCTCTATTTGTAGCTGATGCAGTAGGTAAATTGAATGTATGTGTAGCTGATGCAGAAATAATACCAAAATCAGTACCACTTGTATCTGTAGCAAAGTTTTGCACTTGCTCAGTTAAACCATTTAATGCAGTTAATCCTGTAGTAAATGTTGTAAGTACTTCAGATAAATTACCATTTTCAGTATGTAGTGTAATTGTTCTACCACTTGTTGTTACAAATATTCTAATAGCTAATCTATCAGTAATAAGTAATGCAGTTTGTGGGACTGCTATTGATGTAAAATATTGATCTACTACTGTACCATTTGTTATACCCTCAGGATTTGCTGCATCACTTGCAATAAGTGTAAATACATTTGTAGCACTTACCTTATAAATCTCAGAATAAAAACTAGGAGTACCACCTGATGCAGAGGTATTAAAATAGAATTCTACATTCCAATTCCCACCAGGTATATTTAATTGACTAGGATCTGCTGCATCAGTAATAAATGATGCTATATATCCATTCCCTGCTCCATTTGTTCTAGTAAAATTAGTACCTGCACCAATTACTGGTGTTTTGCTTAATTGATAATAAGTATCTCCTCCAAAAGTACCCTGAGAAATACTACCATTTAAATAATAATTAACTGATGAGCCACCACCGGTAGAATTAGGAAAGTTTGCTAGTGTACCATCACCTCTTACATATTGACTAACTGTACCTGATCCTGTTACTGCTATTGTACCACTTGTTGTTACTGGACTATTTGCTACACTAAATGCTGATGGCATTGTAAGCCCTACTGATGTAACACCTGCACCATTACCATTTACACTATCTTTTATTGCAAATCTATTACCACCAATAAAAAATATTATTGAATCTTTGCCTGGTGTCCTTGTAATGCTATTTACAAATTTATTAGTAGTATCTATTTTTCTTAAATAAGGATTTAGCATAGATGCAGTATCACTAATATTAAGCTTTAAATTTATCCTATTACTTAAGCTTGTTGTATCAGTAGATACACCACCACCACCTGATGTATTTACCGTATCCCATCCATTTTGATTAGTCCACATGTAAAGCAAAGCTCCACATGTATCTATTGCCAATGCTCCCTCTTTTGCTACACTACCACGAATAGTTGGAACACCACAAAAACTCGGTAAGTGTAATGTTGAGTCTACTTTCAGCCTCTTCATCTGATAACCAGCTGCAGTCATAGGTGTATATTGAGCAGGTTGTGCAAACGTAGTAATCGTGCATAAAAGAATAGCACATAATAGTATTATTTTAATCTTCGCCATAAGTTATAGTTGGTGTTCCATCACCTTTAAATGATGCTGTAAATGTTACAATATTATCAAAGGATGATGTCTCATTTATTGATTCAATATAGACATAACAAACCTTTTGTAAAAAGTTATTATCATCATCAGTTTCGTAATATCTTATTAGTATTCTTTCTCCTATTATTATTTTATCGTATAACCAACCAATGCCTAATTTATCAGGATAATAAGCAGATATGCCACCTGCAAAATTATCAGTTATAAAACCAGGAGCTGGAGGAACACTACCATCAATATCATAATCTGAATAACAAGCATTGCCATTGATTGTAGCCCCTACTCCTGTTCTAGCTGTTACAACAATTGTACTACCAACTATTGCAGATATGTAACCAGTACCTGCTGCATTTATATATGTATTTATTGCAGATAAATAATCTGCTAAATTAGAATATGATGCACTTCCTAAATTACATATTGTAAGTGTGCTACCTGGTGGATCAACTACATTAATAAGTGCTGTAGCTCCAAGACAGGGGAAAAAACCTGATATTATACTGTAATCTATTGTTACAGTTGCTCTTGTTTCAGCTACTTCAGGTCTATTTATAAAAGCCAATCCCTCAATATTACCACTATATTGTTTTCCTGATGGTAAAAATGTTTTAAACGCTCCTGATTCAGTTACTGATGTTTCAATAAAATCAGTTGAGATGTCAAAGCTCACTGATCTTGCACAAGCAAAAGGTACATATACATTTGCACCTCCTTGATTTTGCAAAACACTTAATATAACATCTTCTCCTCTAACTAATCCCATTGGTTAATTATTTTCATAAAGATAATTAAATTCGTACAATATATTAAATAAATAAGTTTCAAAATCAACTAAGTTATCAGCTCCACCTATTGCTTTATTAAATACCTCCCACATTGTAAACTCAGCTGAATCATTTTTGTAATCAATAGCTAAACTACCTAATAACATTTTATTATTTAATAATGTGCCTGCAAATCCATTTGTAAAAATAGCTAAGTTGCTTTTTATTCCATTTGCATTTCTTAAGTTTAATAAATTGCCGTTGTATTTTGTTCGTGGCTTATATCTTTGAAACATGTAAGTCTCAGTAATTAATTGCCCTAAGTTATTGTAAACTAAATCAGGCACGCCTGTATTGTAGCCATATCCAAACTTCCATGTAGTGCACTTATCTTGCAATAAGCCTGTTTGTGAAGTTAAAAACAAAGTACCTGCTATTGATGAACGCTCACTATTATCTATAAAGATATCAACATCATTAATATTATTTAATTTTTTAGATTGAGATACTGTATGACTATGACCATTAACTTGACCTTGACCTGCAACAAAAAAACTTAATATTAGTCTTAAATCTTTGTATCTTGTTTCATCAGTAGTTGATGCTGTAGCTTCAGCTAAAAAAATATTCATAATACAATCAAATGGCACTCTGCTACTTTTTATAATTACATTTTGCCACTCATTAGTATTTTGTCCTGATGGTGTATTATAAGTAAATCCTAGTGTAGTGTCCCATGTGCCATCATTTTGCAAATATAATGTACTTGTACCATCAGTAATTCTAACTGCAAAAACAGTATTAACTGAGCCTGGTTGACTTACATTAGTTTTAAATTGAAATGTATAATCAATTACATCACCCTCATTTAATTCAATATTTGCAGATTGAACTGATCTAGCACTATCAAAATTATTACCAGTTACTACAGCATATCTTTCTACTTCTCTATTATCTGCGTCAAATACAACTCTTATAAATCTATCAGGATATGGACTGCCACCATCATAATTATACCAACAAGGCAAATCATACTCTCTATTTGTAAATCCACCACCTGTTGTAACTTGTCTTAAAGGCCCTAAATCAGTGAATTGACTATTACACAATAAATCCTCAGGCTGAATGTAATTAAAGGTTTCTAATGTCCTCCTATAAGGTCTAATGATAGATTTAAGTAACCCTGTTTCAATATTGTTACCTGGTGCTAAAATAAAAGATTTATTTATAGTAAATTTATTTAAAAATGCAAATGTTGTCTCTTCGTATTTATAATAATCTACCAATGTCTCAGCTACCTGATAATCTAAAAATAAATCAGGATAACGAACTATCCACCATGAGTTAAGAGATTGAAAGCATGACATGTTAAACCTCTTCATAATTGCCTCTAAAACTTGATAGCATGATTGATATTCTGCTCCCTTTAAAAATGAGTTACCTAATACGGTAACATCTTCAAACATTCTAGTCTCACCTGTATCAACAAATATCTCACCATTGGTAGGAGTTATATGATTTATTACTGACAAAGGCAATTCTAAATAAGTTGAACGCAAACACAATTTTATTAAAGTAATTAATGGAACAAAAGTGTCTAATGGCACAACTTCACGATAAGTTATATCATATGTGCCATCTACTAATCCTGTTACATCTTCCACTACTTCAATCCACCACTCATTAACAGTTATGTCATACTCACCCAAATTAGCAACCATTGTAAATGATTGACCATTTACAGTAAAAGTTTGACCAGCTTGCACTGGCCATAAATCACCATAATTTATAGCTATACCATTAACCCCAAGTAATGCTATTGTTGTAAATACACATGGCTTATCTACTACCGTTGTAACATCACCAAATAAAAAAGCTGCTCTATCTAATGTAATATCTTTTATTGTACCTAAATTATCAGTTGCAATTAATGTAACTGTATGTAGAAAATCTACTTGCACCTCACTACAATCATCTTGCTGAATAAACCCCTCAAATAGTATCGTATTAGCTGATACATCATCACCAATTAATCTTACTAAATACTCATTGTCATTATCACTATAAAAATCTAATAACTCTAATCCACCTGCTGTAGTTAGATTTATTGTTAGTGTACTACCTTTAATTGGTGCCAATGGATCATCTTCCTGCCACTCTTGTATTACCGGTGTAGCAGCTAAAACAAAAGGAATAGGGTCATCAATATAACTATCTTGATAGATATTTACAATGTATCTGCTATTACCATTTCTTAGCGAATCAAATGAGCTTGTATATTTTAATCCCATTATGTTGTACGTGCATAAGTAGCACTATATTTTTTGTTACTAAAATAAATATCCTGACCTCTTAAAATACCATAAATCTCTACAGCTCCACTTGCACCACCTAACATATTAGCTGTTTGTGCTGCAGGCAATACTTGACTACCTCTAGGTAAACTAATCATCTCAGGTCCACGCTCTCCTACTAAAGCCATACCACCAGGTGCATTACGTGTACCAACTGCAAATCTATTACGTGGTGTTGTTGTATTTTTTATCAAAGCTCCTAACGCTACTAATGCTATACCTGCTGCAATTGCTGCATATGGATTAGCAAAGATTGCTTTTAAAGAATCTGCAGCTACTATAGCAGCTATACCAATAGCTAAAATTTGCTGTCCTAAAGCTTGCACTACACCACCTAACTGATTAAAAATGCTTAAAAATACATCTCCAAAATTTGCACCTTCAGTTATTGCATTTGCTATACCTTCTCCTAATCCAGTACCAATTATTGCAAATGATTCTTGTAATTTTTTTTGTAATTCTGCAACTGGAATTACTGCATCAGGATTTACTATTACTGGTACTTTTATCGTAAGTTTACCTTTTTGATTTTTTACAGCTTTTTTTATATGTTTAATACCCTCTTGTACTGCTAGTTGTGCCTCTAACTCATCAAGCTGAGCCTTTAATTTTAGAATTCTAGCGTCATTAGTTGGTACATTAAATTCCTTTATACCTCTTTCAATCGTTTCTCTTATAATACTAATCTGCTCTTTTATTGTAGACTCATCAAGTAAAATAGATAACTTCTCCTGATCTTTTATATTCTTAGCTGTTTTTACAATTACATCATTAAATGTCTCTAATGCTTTTTTAGCTTTTGGTACTTTTGCAGCAGTTGTACTTACTTTTGTACCTAATTGTCCAAATGATGATGTAGAAGTTAAAACACTATTATTTAAATCTTTTAGAGTTTGATTGTACTCTTGATCTATTGCGTTTAACTCAGCTTTAGTATTTACTTGATCAACTAAAGCATCTTGTAATTGTACATATCCTGCTGTTTGTCCTGTTAATTGATTTACAGCTGATTTAGCATTAACAGCTCTTATTCTATCTATACCATTTTGTAACTGACCTAATCTATTATTTATAGTTGTTCTCTTTATAGCTAATTCAGCTAATCTATCGGCATACTTACCGGCTACAGCTTGAGCTATTAATGCCTGAGTATATAATTTTACTTGTTGAGTAGCTTGTTCAGTACCTACATTTGTTAATGTAAGTAATTCACCATGCTTACCTAATATTTCATTAGCTTGTTTTAATGCCTCATTTCTTTGCTCTAGTGGTAATTTGCCATTCTTAGCTACATCAATAAAAGCCTGCAATTGTAAACCTGTAGATATTGCTGATGTTTTTGCAGATTGTAATGATTTTTCAAATTCATCATTATCATTTTTAGCTTGTTTTGATCCTTTACTCCATGCCTGTAATCCCATTTGAGCAAATGAGATAGCAGCAGTAACAACACCAAAAGCTAAACCTAAACCTGCAGGACCGCTTAATCCAGCCACTAACGCTTTTAATGCCCCACCAGTACTACCAGTCTCTGCTTTTAATCTGCCAAATGATTCTACTAATGGGTTGATGTTATTTGCAATACCAATAAAGCCAAATGGAGCATCTTGTGCTATTCTAGATAAGTTAGTAATAGATTGACCTGCTTGAGCTGCACCAGCATTTAAATTACTTTTTAATGCATCTCCAGTCTTTTTAGCTTCAGTAGCTGTAGACTTCAAAGCATCATTAGTATTCTTAAGCCCACTACTTACTTTATCAAATCCGGTTGCCGTAACTATTATCTCTATCTCTTCTGCCATTTATTTTACTTTTAAATTATGCCTTTGTAATATTGCCTGATAACGCTCAGCTGTCATAGGCTCAATCTCATTTTTATCATCCTCATCCTGCATAGGCCAAAACTTATTAATCTTGCCTATTGCTTTGCTCCCTGCCATTGCCTCACTTATGCGAAAAGAGGCAAAACGAATGACCATAGCCGATTCCTTTTGCCTCTCTTGATATCCCTCACACGCTGCATAAAACTCATGAGGCATTGAGCAGTAATATTGATCTACACTCCATCCTAATTTTCCTAAAGCAAACTTTAAATTGTCGTAACACTGTTCTCTATGGCTTTTTTTTTCTCATCATTCTCTTTTATCTCTTGACCTTGCTTAATTAGGTCATTCCATACTTTTGTCTCATTAAGCAAAACAGTAACAGCTTGTATCTGCTCGTTTTTATCTTCCATAATATCTACCCAGTCACATACTTCCTCCCATGTATATTCTACATCCTCACGCTTTAATCTGCTGTAGCCTAACATACCACCGTACACCATTGCATACATAAATCCTGATGTAGTTTCACCATCATTAAATTCATGCAATTTTTCGATTGCTAATTGGTTGAATTTAATTCCGTACTCTTTGCCGTTTAATTTGATTTTCATTTTTGTTTGTTTTTATGATTAAAAATATCTTACTGCTATGTATGGCCATGAAACTGATTTTAAATCACTTGTAGCACCTGGTGCTGATGGCTCATATTGGTTAGAAGTTGTAGCATTAACCTCAATACATGTATGGTATGTACCAAATATACCAATGCCTAAAGTTGCACAATTTGGTGTTATAGCATCCCAGTCAGCAATTGTAGGAAGGCACCAGTCAGTATACCCACCATTTGTTAATTGACGTGTATCCCATCCTGCAGATGTAGCCCATGCACCCTCAATTAAATTAGTATTTGCTAAACCTCCATATAATACATTAGTTGTTGCACCTAGTACACTATTGCCACCCCAAATATTTTGATGATCCTGATCAGTCCATGCTACTATAATACCATGATCACCAGTACCATTTAAATAAGCTATAGTACCACCTTGATAAGCTTGCCCTACTACTAATCCACCACCACCACCACCTGAGATAGTTATAGTTGGTGTACCGTATGGTTGAATGGTGCCGGTAAATGTACCAACACTATCAAATGAATAGGTAGAACTAAGCTCAGATAAATAGCCTGTACCTTCCTCTATCTCATCACCTTCTACCGGTACTTCAGGTGCTATCTTCCAGCCAATAGTTTGTTCACCTCTTAGTAATATTCTTAAATCAGTACCACTAATTTTACCATTTTCAGGATCTTGCAAATGCTGTCCCTCAAAAGCATATGATAACTCTAATGTGCCTGGACTTTTATCCGGTCCACATGCACTGCTAGCATCAACAACTGTTACGCTATCTGATTTACTTACTGATGTTAAACACACAACTGTATCATAGGCAGTGCCTCCATCAGGATCAATGAATAGTAGCATTGAGCCACCTTCTACTTTATGTTCAGCCATTTTTTTTTATTAAGCTTGTGTAGTCAATGTTGGTGTACCGTATGGTTGTATTGTTCCTGTAAATGTTCCTACACTATCAAAAGCATAAGTGGAACTTAACTCAGAAAAATAACCAGTACCCTCTTCAATCTCATCACCTGTTACTGGAGCTTCAGGAGCTATCTTCCATCCTATTGTAGTTTTTGCTCTTAACAATTCACGTAATGATGTACCACTGATTTTACCAGCTGCAGGATCTTGTAAATGCTGTCCTTCAAAAGAGTAAGATAATTCTAATGTACCAGGACTTTTATCCGGTCCACATGCACTAGATGCATCTACTACTGTTACTGAATCAGCCTTGCTTACTGAAGTAAGACAAACTACTGTGTCATAATCGTCTCCACCTGTAGGATCAATGAATAATAACATTGTACCACCGGCTACTTTGTGTTCTGCCATTTTATTTAAGTTTTAATTTGTTACTAAATTACGAAAATATCTTGTTTAAAAATCAATATACGAGAAATAAATACTTTACCACCTAAATTACCAAATCTTTCAGTCCTATCCGTTTGTAGGCTTAAATTAGTCATTTGTAATCCAAATGATGATAAATCTAGGTTACTTGTTGATGTTGGCTTAATTGCCTCTATAATCTGCCCACACGCTGTATTTAATGTTTTGCTATTGTTGTATTTGTACTCCCAACTATGTACACTAAGTTGTATTGTAAGATTTACATCTGAGCTATTAAATGTACTTGTCTCAGTTGATGTTGCATCATTAATGACACAATAAATCTTATCTTTTACATCATCCGGCTCCTCACCCTCATAAACAGGAATGTCTAAATCATTCACTATCTCATAGTAAGCTTGTAATATTGCACTGTTTACATCTCTCATAACTTAAATATTGCTCTTAAATTTTGCTTAAGTACTGGTAATGTTTTTAACACTGATGGATACATAAAAGGCTTAGCTTTTATACCTTCTATCATTATCTTTCTAGCTATTGGATAAGCTGCTTTTTTATCAATTCCCTTTCTACTTACCCATCCCATTATAGACAATAAAAACTGCTCAAATGTTCCACCTGTACTACCTTTAAATGTTGCTGCATATGTTTGCCAATCTGCAGGCAAAGAACTTACATAAGCTGCTGCATATTTACGTGTACCAAACTCAATATATGCTGCATACTTTGCAGATGCTGTTACACTAGCCGTACCATTACCATAATTAGGATTTATACTCCTAAGTAATAAACCCTCATCACTGCTATTTGCACTAACTAACATTTTTGCATTAGATGCCGTTGTATCTGCCCAATCATTTAACTCAGCCTGTACCTCAGTCTTAGCAGCTGCAGCCAACTTATCCATCTTTTTTATTAATGCATCTATACCTTTTACTTGTAGCTCCATTAGTAATATAAAATTGTTGCAACCTCATTTACTTCAAAATATGATCCCCATGTAAACTCACCAGTAGCACTATTGTACAACACCTCTTTACCTGATGGACTGCCTGATGTTATTAACAGGTATTGTATGCCGTCTTTAAATGCACCAAATACATTTTTGCCTACTAACCCATCATAATCAAATTGATACTCACCACCATCAGCTATGTAGTTGTATACTTTAATATTGCCTGTATCCATTGGTGCATCTGAATTTATTGATTCATCTAATTTTGTAGCCTTTATGTATTCAAAAGACTTTGCTCCTTCCTTTCTTATTTGTATTGAATTAATCTTATAAAATTGTGACTCATACTCTACTACATCATTGCTTCTAGTTGGTCGCTCCCTTTCATACCTTAACACAAAGTTTTGATCATATGTCCATTGATTTTGATCATAACTTTTAGCCGTTGCTCCATCTCTATCCTCCACATCAGCCCATTTTGACCAACTGCCAGTAAGAACACTAACTAACCCACCAAACTCATTTAAGCTTGTTGTGTATCTATTAATAGTTACTCTACGATTTAATTTATACACGCTTGTAAAGGTTTAAAATTATCTTAGCTATTGGACTTATATCATCCACTCCTACTGATCTATTGTCATACAAATAATACACCTGGTTAAGTAAAGCTGTCTTTAATGCCTCAGGTAATGTTGTATAACCTGTTATGTAATCTATGGTTATGTTATTTGAATGTGGTGTCCTAAGTCTCTTGAACTCATTGCCACCAATTGTATAATCTAAATCTAATACTAACACTCTGCCTGCATTATCCTCAACACTTATAATCTCTATCATTGGACCATATGGAATGTAAATATCTCCATTCATATTATTAAGCACTGCCACTGCATCATGCTCTACAAATCCTACACCAGTATAAGCTTCACACATTTGCCTTGCAGCAGTTATCAATACATTTATCAAATCATCATCAGTACTGATGTCAATCTTACAAAAATTCTTAGCCTCAGTTAATGTAACCGGCTCAGTAATTTCTCCATCTACATATTGAACATCTAATACACTGTTATACTCTACCATGATTTATTTATTTTAAAAAGCCCCACCCCTAGAGGTGAGGCCTTTATCATCATCAAACAAAACAAACTATTTCTATACGTTACCAAAATCAGCAAACAAAGCAGATGCAGGCATCATTAAGTTTACATCTTCTAAACACTCAATACGTGCAGTGATTAAATTCTTAGTAAAGTTATCAGCATCTTCCATTGAGAACTCAACTGTAATAGCTTCGGTCTCAACACGCTCAAGATAATCTCTATCAATGATAAGAATCTTATCATCAGTTACCCATGATGCTGGTAAGATTGGTGTACCACTGATAGCAATGTTACCATTAACACTTGACAAGATACCACCCGATCCTTGATAGTAACCGTTAGTGTATAACAACTTATTTAAACGTGCTAATTGTGTATGTGATACTAATGCATAAGA